GTAATAGGACTTCCACTTTTAACGCTGTAACCAGGTTTATATTTGACACCACCTGCTGTCACAGCCGTAGCATTGTGTAGTCGTTTTAATAATTCCAATAATTCAGTACGATGTTTGTCATGCACCCATCTAGAATAGATAGCTGTCACAACTTCCTGTTGTAACCATTTTGAAACTCGCCCATCCATTTTGTCGAAATCAGTAGTAACTAATTTAAATTCACTTCTAAATAAAGTGTATAATCTTCTTTCGATTTGTTTTGGAGTTTTACCAGGAGCATACCAAGGCTGTTTATTTAAACAATGTTCTTTGAATTTCTTAGCAAAACAAGATAATTGTAATGTTAACTCAGTACTAACAGAGGAAATATTACGTGGTGCTTTAATGTTTTGATAAGATTCAGCCTTTTGAAATGCCATGATTTTAACGCGATTATTAAGACCCATGATGTCTTGAACAATTTTCGAACGTGAAATTTGCCTGGGTTTATTTTGAATATCAACTATATAATCAACGTCATAAGGTTCACCAGTGGATTTATATTTGTCGGTGACCAGAAGTTTCAAAAATTCATCTCTATATCTAGTGTAAATTTTAGGAGGAGTTACATTATTAGCGACATCAGTAACACGATGTTTTACAGTCGTGATGTCATTATTATAACTCTTCATAGGATACGTAGATGGAAAACGTACAAGTGGAGCTGAAATACACCTTCCAGATGTTTCACCTTCCTCATGTATTAATGGGGCTAAGGTTTGGAAGTGTGTAGCAACTTGATTTGTATCCGGTATATTATTATGTAAGTGATAGCCTAGAATTTCAAAAAGAAACATGGCATCAAGCGATGGATTTGAATTTTTATATTCCATGGAAAACAACATTCTCTCAATATCTACAGGTAATGGTTTTTGTTTTTGTAACACTTTCTTTGATAAAGAAACATACATTTTACCTGGAATTTGAACAGAATGTTTTTCACCATTTTTGGCTATTGATAATATGTCAGTGGTTGCATTATATATAATGTTAACCATTTTATTTTGAAGGAATTTTCTATGTTTAATACCATTCTGATAATTCATAAACGTATAATAAGGATATTCAGTCCTAGTTTTAGGTATTAAAATTATAATACGCCTATTTTGAGAAGGTAATGAAGGATGTTCTATTTCATACTGATTAATATGAAAAGTTAATAAATTCCAATCATCATCAATAACACTAATGGTGTCTCCGTTGTAATCCCATATTTGATGCTGGTATAAAGCTCCACCATTAACTTGAAAATTGATTTTATCATTTTCAATAAACCATGATGATTCTTTATTTCTACCAGCAACTGTTGTTGGCACAAAGGTGTAAATAAAAATGGGTCGAAAATATTTCATATAATCATTAACGTTTAAATAATAATCAACATCAACCATAGTTATAATATGGTTATCTGTTATAACGTCCATTTTGTATTTTACATCAAGATCTTTGATCATATAATATAATCTTGTGCCATCATAATTGTCCCGGTTAGACATACTAACACTGTATGGTTTATAACCAGACATGTTAATAAGTTTTTCAAAATGGGATACAACACTTGATCGTAAAGATGCACTGTATTGATGAGTATGATTAGATGACGTAGATAGTAATACCACACCATTAACGTTGTGGTTAAGTACTGATCTTAAATCTTTCTCAATAACAGTGTTTTGGAAACATAATTTGCTACATAATAATATGTTTTTCCTAAAGCATGTTTGAAATAAGTACTTGATGTAACGGTATGCA